AGGTCCTTGATTTTGTTCTTCTATTTTATTATCTTGACTATCTAAATAATCTGCTGCAGTATCAATATAATCTGCTGCCTTCGTAATCTTTGACTGCACCCAGGCTTCAATATTTCCTTCACCTTTTAATTTTTGCATCAATCTATTAATTGCACTTTGAATTACTTTAATTTCACTTCTAGCCATTGAATGTTCGTGATCTTCGGACAAAATATAATCACACATCATCATATCTGTCGTAAATCTCCAATTTTTAAAAGTACTATTTTTCATTTTATTTTTTGCTTTCTATTATTTAGAAATATCTTCTGCATTTAAACCATTTTTAAGAAGTTTTTGAAGTTCTGCAGTAGAACCAATAAAGAGTGCATTTGTAACATTCTTTGGTCCAGATTTTTCTTCTTTTTTAAGTTCTTTTACTTTTTGATGTATATCCATTAGTTTATCAGTAGAATCAGCAACACTTTTAATCAACTGCCCAAAAACTTCATATGCCCTTGGTTGTTGTCCATCTTGAGCAAGTTCCAAAAGACTTGTTGCTGCTTCTTGTCCTTTTTCAATTAAATTATAAAGAGTCCCACGAATATAATCATAATCCAATTCTGAATGATCTTTACTTTGAATACTTTTTATTTCTTTTTTTGATTCTTTAATAATTTCTTTTGCCGTAATTGTTGCTTTAATTTCCAAGGACTCATCTATCTTATCAAAATTATTTTTCATACATCAATACCTTTAGTTGGACTATAAATTTTCCCGTCACCATAGTCATAACGATATTCACTAAATCCAAAATCATCATCCTGTTCGATTAAAGCATCATCTGCATTATTAATAATATTTACAACAGTACCAGAAGTATGTGATACGATTTCGGTTTCATCTTGTCCTCTATTAACTGTGATTGTGTTCCCAGATATTTCTTTAATATACATTTCTTCATTATCAATTTCAATATATTCATTTACAGTAAGTGATGCTGCATTACTCACATCAAATTTAGTAATTTTATCATCTATATGTTCTGCTAGTGAAGTTGTATTATCATCGGTGTAATCTTGTATTGCTCTTGGTTCAGCAACATAACGAAGTTGTCTAGAAGCATTTTTTCTGTTTGTGTCTGTATAATAATCGACTTGTACTTTTTTGATAAGACCTTCAGTAGAATCAGGTAATGGTCCAAATAGATACGTTTTTGCTGTAAAATTTAAATCATAAATTATAATTCTTTTTTCGTCATATCCACTTTCGTAATTATCTTTGAAATTTATATTTCCAAGAACTATTGGAATATCACGTTTTTCACCTATAGAAGATACCAAATCAATTGTTAAATTAAAAGATGGCTGAAAGTATGGGAGAATTTGTTCTACAATTTGAAGAGCATCATCATTATATTGAGTCATAATTGAAAGTTGTATGCCCAAATTATAAGGAACAGGCATAAACAATCTATTTACTACTTTATCATCTGTGAGACTTTTTGATTTAAATGTTTGCATAGTAGAAATTTTTCTACTATTATCATATTGAATACTATTCATTTCAAATGCAAGTCTTGGGAGAATTATAGCAACTCTTTTTCTCAAATCTGGTTTTTGCTCTAATCTTGCTAAAAACTTTTCAGTAGGACCATATGCAATTGGAACTTTTATAGTGCTAAAATCGCTATCATCTTGTTTTTTGTGTTTGATATTAATATCATTAAATAAAGTACCAAAGGCAATAATTGTCTTACGAATTATTTCGTGATAGTAGTATTGGCCTAACATAATAATACCTTTTATTAATTATTTAGATTTAATAATCCCCAAAAGGGTTTCTTTCACTAAAATCTAAAATTTCATCTGCTTCATTTTCTATTGGTATATTGTCTGCATAATCATCATATTCATCTTGAGTATTGATTGAAAGAATTCTATAATTTGCATTTGACCCTCCACTTGTTGTTCCCATACCAACTACAGATTCTCCCCGAATAAAACTTCCATTTAAAGTTTTGACTTGAAGTATTCTTGTATCATAATCCCAATTATTTACATAAGCAGTAGTTCCTGTTGAAACTCCTCTTACTATTTCGTTGAATATATAATTGCCCGTAGATACACCAACAGGTGAAGATATTGTAACTACTGGTGGCTGTGTATAACCTGCCCCAGCATTAGTATAACGAATTGAAGTTACAATACCAGAAGAATTAATAAATGCTTGTGCAGTTGCATTTGTTCCACCAACAGGTGCAGTACTTATTGCGACAATAGGTGCAGTAGAATAACCAACACCACCATCAATTAAATTTATTGGACCCAAAGAACCAGAAGATATAATTGCTGTTGCTATTCCTCCAGAACCACTACTACTTATAATACTAACAGTGGGTGCAATTGTATATCCAATACCTGGATTTATAACTAAAATTTTATCAATTGAACTTCCAGTTTGACTGGAACGACTCGTCATTATTGCAACTGCTGTCGCATTTATACCAAAAGGAGCAACAGGAGTTATTGAAACGATAGGAGCAGAAAGGTAACCTGTCCCGTCATTAATTAAATCTATTCTTGATACAGAACTACCACCGAGATTAACTGCAAGTTCTGCAGTTGCAGATGTTGATGTTGCGCCCAAACCGACCATAATAAGTTTTACGATATATCCAAAATCTTTTACTGACTCGTCAACTTCATTAATACTTGTATTAATTACATCATCTGCTTCATAATCCATCACTTCGCATCTTAATTCGTAAACGTATAAATTATTTAATTGATAAAATGGTTTTTTTCCTTCTACATATTTGATTTCAAAAATTGTATTATCTAATGGAAGATAAATCAAATCTCCCTCTTGAGGTCTGGATGATAATTCAATTTGTGTATTTAAAGAAATAAATGGACCAATAAAATCTTCATACCTTTCTTTTGAAATTATAAATGTAACTTCATCAGTAGTTTTTACTCCAAATTTTGATAGAATGTCTCCTTGACCTCCAAATCCCTCATAATTGACTAAATATGCTTCAATTCTGAATGAATCATCAAATTTTGATGATGTTATTTCCTTTAATATTGTATTTTTATTGATAATATTTCTTGGAATGTATACTACATCTTGCCCATACATTCTCAATTGTTCATTAATCAAATCTTGTACTAATCTTTGTTCACTAGAAGAACCCTGCAAAAAATATGGATTAAGTGGAGACATAATATTATCCTATCATATCCATTGGAGGCAATTCGTATTCCGTTTTAAGTTGATTTTCTGCTTCTTCTATTTCTTTAACTGCATCATCAAAAAGCTGTCTTCCATTAAGTTGCACACCACCAGGAAGCAATACGCCTTGGAATTTAATCATATTCTGTCCCCACTGCCTTTTGATTAGTGCAGTTAAATATTTTTTTAACCACCAATCATTATAAACACTTGATGCATCTGCGGGATTTACCATTCTATAACAATCCAATATAAGATAATTATTTGGACTCATTTGACTCCAATCAATATCCAAATATAATCTATGATTTTTTTTATTAAAACGAATTTGAATATCGGGTGTGATTAATCTACTTAAATCTTCCAAATATGTCTTAACCATTGCATAATTTAAAAGATCTAATGCTCCGTAATAATACAAATCGTTTAGAAATAATTGATATTTAATATTAAATAAACCACTTGATATTGTACTTGAATCTATTTTAAATACGTTATTTACACCGATTACGTGATCTGGAAGTTTTATGAAATTATTGGTTTCTGTATAAGAAAGAGTAGCAATTCCAACAGTAGATGTGGCAGTTGTAGTGGTGACACCTGTCCTTATTGAATTTAATTCATTTTCTGATAGTTTATGTTTTAAAAATACTTTTTCAATTCCATCATAATGTCTTTCATTAAAATACTGAATTGCATCATCCACCAAATCATCAATTTGGTCATCATCTACATTAATTTCTACGACTGGATATCCAAGTTTTCTTAAAGAATAATCAATTAATCCTTGACGGGATGATGGTTGAGTCATTGTTGAATTCCTGCCTCTTCGTATTTATCTTCTGGTTTTATTTTTCTTTTTGATTTTAATATTTCATCATTATGTTGTTGCAATTCAAGAT